ACCGGCATGAGCAAGCTTTCGCCTGGTGACTTCCTCGATGACTCGCTCGGCGTAGTAGCTGACAGATGCAGCAGTTGGGGTTGCTGTGATGCAGTCGTGCAGGTAGCTGGCAAGCTTAGGCAGCATTGCCCCGACTGTGATGACATCTATCGGCTGGCGAGCTTGCTTCATCTCAAGCATTGTTGTGTAGATTTTCTCGTGTCCGAGATCGTCAAAGTCTTTGCCTGTGAGCGTCAGGTCATCGAGTGCCTTGCCGTTTGTTAGCAGGACAGAGCCGATGACTAACTGCTCGAACTCACTCACTTGATTCTGCCAAAGATAGGTTTGCTTGCCGATGCAGGTTTATCGTTCTCCACTGCTTCGTAGAGTCCTTTGTTGAGCCAGGATGCTGGGTAGGGAATGTAGGTCATGTCGGGTAGCTTACTTTCCGAATACGCTTTAGTGAGGCCAATCATCTCATCAGCGGTTTTCTTTTTTAGCACTTGCTTCCATGCTTTTAGGGCATCAGCTTTGGCTACCTTTTTAGGGTAAAGATTCCAGAATGTATCAAAAGAATCAAGGTCGCTTTTAAGTGATGGTTCTTTGATGGTTAATATTATGTTTTGCGTGCCAACAGGTGTCACCCCTGATTTACCTGAGCTGTCACCCCTGCTTACCCAGTCTGTCACCCCTGATGCTGAATCTGTCACCCCTGAGCTAATCGTTATCCAGTAAAGGTTGGTCTTGTATTGAGTCTTTGTGGGTGCGTTTTGCAGCTCAACTTTTAGCTCACCCAGCTCAACAAGTTCTTGGATGTCACGCTTGACCGAACGCTCTGAGGCGTTTGCGTATCTTGCCAGGGTAGAGATAGAAGGCCAAGCACCATGATCTCCCAGGTGATTAGCAATGCCCAACAACACAAGCTTGGCTCTGCCGGTAGCTCTGGAATTGTTTAGGACTAGGGATACTGCTTCAATGCTCATCTTGCAGCTGCTCTCTCAGCCATCAGCATCATGACAGTTGGGCTAATGACTCTGTTATCGTAGCCCTCTTTGACCAGCATCACCCACTGGCCGTTGTCGAGTCCCATAGCCTGGTAATCCATCTCAGCCATAAAGATGTTTCCGCCGTACATTGTGAGCACCTCGGCGAGTGTTTTGTTATCCCAGTTAAACATAAAATGTGCCTTTCTCTAATGAGTTGGCACACTATAATTGCAGAGATGCCAACAACTGATCTGTTGGTATCGGCCCTTCTGAGTTATCTCAGGGGGGCCTTTTTATTTAGTTATGTTTTTACCTTAGCACCCTAAAAGTATTCGATGTCGTTATTTGGCACCGGTGTCCTGTTGAAGTCGTTATCTAACAGCCACCAGCCGTCACCCATGTAGACAGGGGTAAACTCTGGAACCTGGTGTCGCTCTAGCTTCCAGCCGAATAACCTGCCCATCTCGGCGAACCTAGCGTTTGACTCAAGCATAAAGTTGGCAGCACTGCAAAGCACAATGATGTTGCTAGGTCTGTCTAAGGCTCTACTGCCACCCATGCCTCTATTGGCTCGATGCTGTGGGATAAGCGTGTCATCGGTAGTGCCACAGTGTGAGCAACACTTGTCACGATCTAGAAACTTCTGAAAGCTTTTCTTATTCATCATCGCCCCAAGGGTTGTACTCTTTAGCAGGGATGTCTAGCCCTGTGCCTTTGTAGTCTGCACTAAAGCCGATGGTGCTTGTGGTTTCAATGTCACGCAACTCATCTGCACTCTCTTGGCAAGTGTGTTTCTTTCGCCATTCTCTGACTAGCACAATGGGATTAGGCTCGTCAGTCTTGAACTTAGCCCCACAGCTACAGGTTTCGGCAATCACCCAAGTAGGCTACCAGCTAGGCGTGTTTCCACTGTATTTCGACATTTTTGCTGATTACGGCCATCATTGTGGCTTGGTCTGACAGCGTTTTTAGCTTGGTTCGGACCCTGTTGTATTCGGCTTTGGCTAGGTCAGCCTTTAGCTTTTCCTCTACCGACTGCAACTTAGCCACAGCTTGCCGGTCTGCCACAGTGCCAGCGTTGTTGATAAAGGCTAAAGACACTGCCTTGTCATAAGCAGCCTCAGCATCTGCCATCTTGCACTCTGCATCGTAGAGTGCGTTAGCTCCCTTGTCCATCTCGCTGGTCAGGCGTTGTAGCTCCTGGACTATGTGGCCTGGTGTAATAATTTCCATCTCTTAGCCTTCTAGCTTTCTCTCTTTGTAGTTGCCATAGCTGTGATACAAGGTCAAGTTCACCTCGGTCAAACTGTTGTTGTAGACACTCTTGCACTTCAAGGATTGACTGAAGCAGAATCCTTTGAGCCTGATAGTCCATTGGCAATTTCCTTGATCTTGTCTAGCGTTGCTGTTTCAGCCCCACCAGTCTTGGCCTCGCTGTATAGCAAGCGTAAACCATCAAGGTCATTGCCTAACTCTGCCGACATTGCCAGCCAGTCTTTTGCAGTTGCCGTACTCTTGACCTGCCGATTGCGTACTTCCTCAGATGAGGCAATACCCTTCTTGGTATCAACAGCTAGGGCAGCAACCATCGCTCTACCCCATGCAGCAGTTTCAGCGTTTTGGACTTCACTATCTCTTGTAAAGTTGGTCGGTCCTGGGATTGGTTCCCAAGCTGTACCGATACCTGGTCGCTCATCATCCGGTGCTCGATAAGCAGCAGCGGTGTAAACAATCCAGCTCTTGTTATTGACAACCACAAACTCGTACTTGACCTGTTGTAGTGAGCCTTGAGGAAACTTCTCTCTAAACTCGACTATGCGTGTTGCAACATCTATGTAATCTAGTGGACCCTTGTAGTTCTGTGCCATCTCTTATTTCGCTTTCTCGTGGTGCAAGTAAGGTGCTCCACCGGCTCTTGATCTAAGACTAAGCAGGTGCTCGCCGTAGATGATGCCTCGCTTCTTACCTTCCATTGCTTTGATAACTCTAGCCTTGAGGTCTGTCAGTAGCTTGTTAGCCTTCTCTGCGTCATTGACAGCGTTGAAGTAATGCACCCCAAGCTCATCCAGGTCAGCCTCGCCATCCTCGATGTTCGGGCTGAGTGCTCGGATAGTTTCTAGGGTTGAGTTAGACCCATCCCAGTCAGGCATCTTTAGGTCTAGGCAAGCTTGCCGGAATCTAAGGGCAGACTCCCAAAGTGTGTTTGCCTCAAACTCATCCCACTCAATGTCAAACTCCATGTAGCTAGATCCTGCAAGTGCTACAAGCTTTGCTCTCCTAATGCCAAAGACTTTCATGTACCAGAGCACTTGTGCCCGATAAGACTGTGGCACTTGTGTCCAGTAGTCGCGAGAGAACTTAACCTCGATGATGCCCCAGTTGCCATCAGCGTCTTTGTAAAGTCCGTCAAGGTTTGCTCTGGCCCAGTCGTAAGTCTTGTTGGCCCAAGTGCCTGTTTCGTAGATCTCCAACTCAGGGTGCTCATCGGCAAACAGTTCCAAGATAGGTGCCTCAAGTTTTGTGCCGAGCTTCATGCTCATGTTGGGTTCTACTTCATCAGGAATCTGACCTGTCTTTTTAGCCCACTTAGTTATGGCTGATTCCCAAGTGCTTAGTCCGGCAATAGCAGCGATGTCTGACCCACCGACTGCACCTGGTTCATTGCGTAGTGAGTGCCACTCCGGTGAGCCGTTGGCAAAGTCACCTAGCAGGACTGCATCCTGCAACTCGTTTATCTCCGTTGGTAGCTTAGAAACTGGCAAGGTTTCCCTCTCTTTCCTTGTCGGCAAGCCCACGCTAACTCTCTCGGCGTGGGTTTGCTATTTATCGTGTTTTTACTCTAGTGTCGGCCTATGACATTTAGACAACTGGAACGCAAATACATTGAGCTGCAACACGCGATCAGCGAGAATGGGGGCGTTGAGTGCAGTCAACTGCCAGAGTGTTTTTTCCCTGAAGATGAGCCCGACTTGTATCTCCGTAAGAAACTCATTGCCGTAGCTAAGGAAGTCTGCAACGACTGTCCGGTCAGAGTGAGGTGCTTGGACTATGCCCTATCAGCAGGGATGGTAGGCATTTGGGGTGGTACTACCGCTGAGGAACGCTCGAAGCTGAGGGGTTAGCTTTTCTTGTCAGTCTTTTCGGCAATCTTGCCAAAGGACTTGTTGATCTCATCAGCGTCAATCTGACCATCAGCCAGGTATGAGCGTGAGAGCTCCTGAGCTACATCTATGATTCCAGCAAAGGCTGCCATAGCAACTGCCTGAGCTACCTCAAGACCGATAACTGCTCCACCGACAAAGATGCCTGTGACCTTCAAGATGATTACAGCTAGGGTTCTGCGTGCGATGTCTAACCACATAGGTCAGTCCTTTCGTAGGGGGTAAGTTGCTGCCCAGATCGTGATTGTTATGAGAATGGCCCAGCCGGCAAAGTCTTTAGCTGTGCCCTCAAGTACGACCCAAGCGATGCCTAAGCCCAGAATTGTCCATACCTGGTCAAGCTGGTCTTTCAAGAACTTCACTAGGGTTTCCTACCTGCCAAGGCCACCTGTGTCACGATCACCGAAGCAACCACAACCTGTTGGGCCTGTTCTCTAACTTCCGGTGTCATGTCTGACCCGATTGAGCGTAGGTTATCTACCAGTTTACTAACCGCTTCTAACGCTAGTTCGATGCTTACTATTACCTCTGGCAACTCAGGCTCAGGGGTAGGCTCGCTCGGAATTGTCGGCTCTGTGGGGCTCGTAGGGGGCTCGGTAGCCTCTGGGGTAGGTGTTATGACCTCTGGGGGCTTTGTAGGCTCTACGGGCTTTACAGGGCTTGTGGGGCTAGGTTCTGGTTCTGTGGTAGGTGTAAGGGTAGGTTCAGGCGTAGGTTCAGGGGTTGGCTCTGGGGCTGGGGCTATGGGAGCCACCGGAGCCACTGGCTCAGGTTCTCTGACAACTTCCTCAGTGCGAGCCACATCCTCGGTGCGTTCAACTGTTTCGGTTCGTTCAACATCATCGGTCCTTACTGTGGTTTCAGTTTCCGGTACAGCTTCAGGGCTAGGAGTGGGGGCCACAGGATCAGGAGCAAGATAACCAGGATGGTAAAGCAAAGCAGGGTCCAGCTCAGTGCCGTCACTAGATACAACGCCAACAAAAGTGGTGAGCTGACCAGCATAGCCACCCTCGCAAAAGTGCTGGGGAATGTTGCCTTTATCCAAGAAGTAGTTGTTTTCATTTTCCCATCCAACTGTAAAGGTTTGCTGAGTGCCAGTCGAGTCGGCACAAGTGATGGTTGCCCAAGCTTGAGCACCATAGGCAGGGGTCGGCTGCC